ACAACGCGACCCGTTCTTCCATTAAAGTCTTTACCACTCTTGTCATCAAAAGCATCAGACTTTATTCGCACATAATCTGCTAAAACAATAGATCCAGGAGTGACTTGAACCCAGGTGGCTCCCTTTTCTTCCTTTACAAGGGCGTGACCTAATGACAACTTAGCAAAGATAGCAATAATATCTTTAGAGTAGTCAACTTTGTGTTCCTTGTTCTTTTCTTTTATTTCCTCCCAAGACTTCAGAAGGGTCAGAACAGAGTCACCAACAATTCTTCTGGTCTTGTTTTTTGTCAGTTGCTCTTTTACCCAGGCAATATCTACATCAGCCATTTTTTATTCCTTTCCTAGTTAGTTTGTTTACTACTTTTGTAACAGTATGTTTCCTATATTTTCTTTTACACTCTCCCACGAGGGTATATTTTGAATATAAGATTCCTTTTGCTTTTTAGACAGTTCAACTCTTTCTATAGGGCTCATCTCCTCTATAGCGTGCGGCAGTGTCGACCACTCTGGGCCCATACTTGTAGTCAATCTCCAGTCAGTAACTGCAGGAACCCCCACATACAGCGCCTGTGACAGGGTTGGGAACCACCAAGGGTTTCCAGATTTATAGACTGAAACTAGTGCGCCCATAGAACTATTTAATCTAGTTAATATGTCTTTGTTACCTTCCCATTTAGTTGCTCTGTAGTTGACCTGAGGGTTAGATAGAGACACAGATACTTTACGATACCAATCAGTTTTAGGGTTGTCGATACACCAATAACTTCCATCAGCATAGTTTTGAATCGGGTTATTAATTTCTAAAAGGGCAGCGTCTGGTGAGATTAAAAATAATTTTGTTCTATCTACATTAGGTATGTACTTAGTGACTATTTCTTCCTTAGACCAAGGGTAGGAGGGGATAATTGTTTTAGGCCAAGCGTTTCCATAAAGTTTTTTAGCACCTTCTATGACGTTTTCATAGTTCTTAGGTTCTTGAGCCAACTTATACTCTCTTTTTTTAGAGTGAAAACTTCCAAAGAAGGAGTCAGGTTTTCTGTATATATCTCCCAAACTAAAATAAAGTTTGTGGGGGTCAATAGTATCCATAAACAGAGATAGAGTTCCTAAATCACTAGCGTGATTAATTACAGACAAAGCCCCATATACCCTGTGGGATGCAATACCTGTTGGCTTAGAGACGCCCACCAAAATAGAGTCATACTGAGACAAATAATCTTTATTCATAGTTACTGAAGGGTCTTGCCAAGTAACATCAAAACCTAATTCAGTCAGAGCAATATTAATAATTCCAGCAAATGAAGGGTTCTTTTCGTTTGTATTTTTGGACGCATGAGACGCGGTGCACCCTGTAATCAATACCTTCATAGAAACCTCTTATATCTAAGATGATTACTAGATGTTGTTGTACATTCCCCTGAACAACAACAACACCTAGTAAACTCTATCTTTGTTTAGAAAGGAGCAGCGGGTGCTGCAGATGGTGCTGGTGCAGGAGCAGGTGCTGGTGCAGGAGCAGGTGCGGCAGCAGTTACTGGTGCTCCAGTAGCAGGTGCAGTGTTTGGGTAGTAGTTCTTAATTTCATTCTTCTTAGAACCATTCCAAGTACGTGTTCCAACTTGAGCACGAAAACGCTTACCATTAATTACTTGCTCAATTTGAGCATTGGTTGGCGCTGGTTGTTGTAGGAAGTAATCACGAGGAACACCAAGAGCATGCATCTTCTTGAAAAAGATACCAAGAGCAGCAGGACTATCTGGAGAAACAACTAAGTTATCCCAAACAAGACGCTTGTTGTGAGCGCCACCCTCAACCTGTGCTTTTACAGAGAACATTGTTTTGCCACTCTGTGTCATTTTGTGTGTGGCTTCTACAACTACAACATCGTAATCGCCATCTGGAAGCGGATCATAGTTTCCTGATTCGCCTGCTTCTTTGATGAGGTCACCCCAGTTTAGAGTACTCATGTGTTATACCTCTTTCTTTTCTTTAGTGGTTTTTTCTTCAGCAGTTTGCTTAACTCCAAAAATAGTATTAAGCATTACTTCAATTGATAACTTATCTTGCTCAACGATAGAACCTAGACGACCTTGTACTCGCTCGCCAGCCTCGTACTCGTTTGTTCTCTCCACATACATACGCCTTACTTTGTAAGGTGCTTGCAGCGGGTCTGGGTTTGGCATTTGCTCTACTGTCAACGCACCAAGAATGTCGTAAAAATATGGTGCTTGAATTGCTAGTTGACCTTGCAGATATGGGCGGTGTCTTGCATCCTGACTTGTTCTTGACATAGCAGTCAATACAACTGCCTCAAGAGGATTTGTAGCGTGCATAGTTAAATCGCGAAGGTCACGAAGAAGACCGCCCATGTGGCGAAGTAGTTCTCCCCATTGTTGCATCTTCATTTGCTCTGTGCCAGCGATACTATCCATACACTTCACTTGTAGTTCAGAGATTGAGTCAATAATCAAACTCTTGAAGTGATGCTTTCCAAGTTGTAACCACTGATAGACCTTAATAACAGTGTCGTAGTCACGAACAGTAACTACAACAGTGTCCCAAGTGCCATCAGCGATTGGTGGTTCCTCGCGAAGAGGATCCCAATACTTAACAACGATAGGTAGGAATCGGTGCCCACCCTCAACGTCAAGCATGAGTCGTGGGTATGGAGCAGTTACAGCAAAGGTAGATTTACCTACCTTACTTTCACCATACACCATAACCGTAAGAGAGCGTTGGATATCACTCATACGTCACTCGCCTCCTTTAGTTTGTGTTTCGTAGTATGCATAAGGATCAGTCTCCTCATACATTTCACTAAGTGCTTGTTCAGCGGCGCTTCCGTCGTCAAACATTGGGCAGATAGCAAAAAATTGGCATTTCCATTTACAGTCACGACTTGGTTTCGGGTAAGCATTGAATGCATGACTCTCACCAGAATCTAAAGCATGTCTTACTCTCATTAGGTCTGTGATTGTTCCGTGAATTCTATTCCAAAAAGAACGCATAGTAAAGATGTTATGACGAATTTCTATTTGGTCATAGAAGGGAGGCTTAGCGGCCGCGGTTCGGCGAACCTTTTTAAGAAGAGTAAATATTCCACCTTCGCTTCTTTCTGCTTCATCTCTTTTAGTAGATTCTAAAAGCATGTATGTCATAACCTGCTCATTCATGTGAGCCATATTTGAAAACTCAGATAGAGAGCCTCCTACAGTTTTAAAGTCTCTAAACATTCTTACGCCATCAGCCTTACGACGAACGCGCATATCAAGTTTTCCTTGAAGTTCTACTTCACCATTAAACAAGGGTGCAATAATTGTTTCTTCGGTAGATATCATCTCTAGTTCGGCGTCAATTCCGTTTTCTTCTACCCACTGCTCATAACCTTCGAGCATGATTCGACCTAACTCGCCTTCTGTTTCAAGGTTAGATACGTCTCTAAAATCTTGCAGTAAAAGTTGTTTGTCTTGCTCAATTAATTCAGCGTGTGCAGTAAGCAGAGGAACACCCTGAGCATAGTGAGCATCTAAAGCGGCGTGGATTCTACTTCCCATAGCAAGTGGGCCAGTCATGTCTTGATTTTTAGGCTTTAGTCTACGATAGTAAGTCAGCCACCACCTACGCCGACAATCTTTAAACGTTTGTAGTTCTGAGTTAGATAGTCTTATAACTCCACTCATAGGTTTCCTGTCTTATCATCTTGTAGTAGTTTTAGAAGTTGGTCTTTGTCTTTAACAATTTGTTCAAAATTATCGGCTTTAGTTTCTAAAACTTGGATAACTCTTTCCTCTATAGTTCCTTCCGTAACATAGTCGGTAATTACTATAGAGTCATGTATTTCGCTTCCGATTCTATGTACGCGGTCTAGTACCTGCTTGTAATCAACTAAAGACCAAGGTCTTTGAAGCATTATCAGGCGACGAGCAGCGGTAAGTGTGATTCCAACCCCTCCCGCTTGTGCTGTGAACAGAATCCATTTTATGGCTCCAGATTGGAAATCGTCAATAGCCTTTTGACGTTCATCTTCATCTTGGTCCCCTGTGATTAATCCATGTGGAATTTTTTTCTTTGTCAACTCTGCGCTGAGCAGATTAATAAGTTGTTTAGAGACGGCACTTACCGCTACAGAGTCATCTCCAAAGTCCCCGTTTTCAATGTCATCCATCAAAGCATCAATTTTGCAAGAAGGAGAATCTAATACTGCCTTAGGCTCACCAGTTACTTCGTTAACAACAATCGTTGCATAAGAACTAGCAAACTGAAGAAGTCTTATCGTCTGAGTTAGAACGCTAGGTGCTGCAAGAGTGTCTCCAGACTCAAGTTCAGATATCATCAAATCTCTCATCTGTTGATAAGCTTTTTTCTGTTTAGTTGACATCTCTACATCTCTGCGCTCTTTTAGAACTGGAGGTAGATTAGGTAGTACAACTTTTTTAAGCATGCGTCTCATATATGGATTGATGCTGCTATAAAACTCATCTTGCATCTGAGGCTTAACGCCTATGACCATCATTCCGCCAAAAGCGTTAAGCATTACATCAACCATTCGGTCAATCCATTTTGTCTTGCTAGGCCAGTCCTTAGGAGAAATCCAGTGAAGTATTGA